AAAACTGTAAATAAAAATGTTTATGGAGCTTTTAAAGCAGGAGGTCAAGTACAAAGAATAAAAAGAAACGAGCTTGATACAAAAGATAACCTCTCTATGGAAGACGCTGACTACTCTGGCCCAAATCTTACTCTTGAAAATGGCTTACCTACTAACGAGGGTAGTAACGATAACAAACGTAAGGGTCTGAATATTGCAGATGAAAAAGATTACTCTTCTTGGAATTCATCTAACAGTTCATTCCAGCTAAATGAAAGAGCTGCGCCAATCACATATTATGTCATTAATCCAAATGTCTCTGAGGTTTTCGTCACGTTACAAATAGATTCTCTTTTTGATACTATTGAGCAGAAGTATAAAGGATCTGGGGATGATGTTTTTAAAGCGGGTGATAAATTCCCAGCTATCATGAATGTTGAGATCGAAGTGGGTAAAGTATTATCTGATGGGACGACTCAACAAACGTTGACAAAAACTTATAGGATTTCAGCTCTTGTAGAAGGGACAACTGTTATCGATATAGGCAATCCTAGTAATGTGGATAGTCCTGATAAATTTACACATATTAGAGATTTTCAAAACTTAAATGGCGATGCCGACTTATTTACACCGTTCCCACTACCAAGAGTTAACGATTACTCGTCAAACAATTCTTACTCTTCTCCAGAAAGGAGGTATGTTAAAGTAAGCAAGTTATCAACGGAGACATTCTCAGTTCTAATTTCTAAGGAATTAGTGCTTGCTAAGGTGACGGAGATTATTCCAGTTAATTTAAAGTATCCATTCTCCGCAATAGTAGGTACAAAACTAGATTCTAAAAGTTTCTCTTCTACGCCAGCAAGATCTTTTGATGCTAGGTTAAAATTAGTCCTGATTCCAACAAACTATTTCCCAACTCAACAAACTAATAGGAAAAAAGATAAAAGATATTACGATTATGCGTCTGAACTCGGAAATGCTTCAGAAGAAAATAAATCTGTATATCAGGGAGATTGGTCTGGAGGGTTTAAAATGGGTTGGACTGATAATCCAGCTTGGATTTTATATGACCTTCTCACAAATACTCGATATGGTTTAGGCAGATATTTAGATGAGGACGACATTAATAAATGGGAACTTTACAAGATTGGCAGATTCTGTGATGCTGTAAATTCAAATGGCGACTTTGAAGGTGTTCCAGATGGTAGGGGAGGTTTAGAACCTAGATATTCTTGCAATATTATGTTCAAGAGCGATGAAAAAGTTTTTGATTCTATACAGCTCATATCAAAATTGTTTAGGGGGCAAACTTTCTTTAGAGCCTCAGAAGTTTCATTTGTTGATGAAAGGATCAAATCCCCCGTAGCTATATTTAATAATAATAACGTAAAAGACGGAGGATTTAATTATTCTAACCTAAGAAGAGATCAACAATTCAACACTGTTGAGGTGTCCTATTTAGATAGGTTTGAAAATTTCACGCCAAAAGTTGAAGTGGTTGAGGATGAAGAGGACATTAGGAGTAGAGGTATATTCAAAAAAAGAGTTGATGGTTTAGGTGTGACATCCAGATCTATGGCTAGAAGAATTGGCCAACATTTGATTTATAAGACTATCAAAGAGAACCAAAGGATAGCATTCACTTCTGGTTTAGAAGCTTTACTGTGTCAGCCCGGGGATCTTATTCTTATTGACGACGATTTGAAGAATGAAAAATCTAACTTCGGTAAGGTTCTTAGTGTTGATGTAGACAACCAATATATTCAATTAAGTGGTCCATATTCTGAGGCTTCTATGACGGGTATATTGACTGTATATAACCCTACAGGAGAAGCTTCGATCATAGGTCTGAATGATATTGCTAGCGCAAAAAGAGCCAGAACAGATACTTTTACTATTACTGGTTCACCTGCACCTTCGTTTGACATTTATACTGGATTGTATAATTTTTCAAGGTATACAGATGGTTACCTAGATGATGATATAGATGAATTAATTACATTTTCTGAGTATGCTTTGTATACAGGCGCTGGAGATAACATGTTATACTTCGGCACGGGTTATACAGGTTGGACATTTGCAACAGGTCTTGAAGAAGCGAGTAGAGATTATGTAGCTAAATCAACAGGTGTTCAGAATCTGGCTCAATTAAATACTGGTTTTGTTTCCAATTATGCTAGCGCTAGTGGAGATAAAAGAGGGGCGACAGACGTTGATATTTCAGGTCAAATCAGTGGCGATTTGGATAATTTAAATATTGGGGGGATCTTAGAGTCAGAAATAACTCAAAATTCAGAACCTCACATTATGACTTTCAATGTTGCAGCGGGTGGAGCTGTCGATAATGGTGATGGATTTAGCTTTGTTAGCGGTGTAGATAAACCTGACTTCTTAAAGTTTATCAAGTTGGGTAGTCCATATAGATTTGATCTAAAAGACGCAGGTGATATCTTATACAAGATCGACTCTATTAAAGAAAATAGCCCTAACGAATATTTAGTATCTGCGGCTAAGTTTGATACTGGTAAGTTTTCGTTAATCGAAGATAATATATCTTTAGATAAAAAAGAAAACACATATGATTATAATGTTGCCACCACGATTGGCGACATAACCTACAGCGGATTGAAGGCTCCAGAGAATTTATCCATCACTACTGGCGTAGGCACAGAAATAGATACCTTCTTTATTAGTGGCGATTGGGACGAGGTAGCAGAAAAAACAAGTTATGAAGCCGTTCTAAGTCTTCCTAGCAGTTTTCAATTATTAGCTAGTGGAATAAACGAATCTGTCAAGTTTGACAATTTAAGTTCTATAGGGAATTACGCTTTAAGCGTAAAAGCTATCGGGTCTTTTTCAAATACTTTTCAAACTACAGATTCTGAATTATCAACCGTAAGAACATTTATTCTTTACCAAGATTTAGAAGAATTTGATAGATCTTTTATAACAAATGTAACATTTAGTTAAATGCCTTTATACGAATTTACACCATCTTTCACTGTTGATCAAACAGATTTAAGTTTGACATCTACAGGTAGCGGAGTACACCTTAAAAAAGATGTTACTGTTAATCTGGGTATTTTAGATAGGCTTAGTGGAAGTATAGCGGATAACGCATCGCTTTTAGCAAACCCTTATGTTAATAATGTTAGCGTAGATATTCTAAATATTGATGGGACTGTTAAGTTTCAAAATTACCTTACTAATTACAAGTCTAATATATTTAGTATAACAGAGTACGACAACATTAATGTTTTTGGTGAATATACGAAGGACTTTGGTATTAAAGCTACTGTTTCAGAAAGTTCGCAGATTAACAGTTCTGAATTTTATTTTTATGGCAATGTGCCTGAATTTAGTGGCATAACAATTAGAGATTCGACAGGTACAACCTCTCACTCTTCATCTGCCAGCAGTAAGACAGCTGTAAATGCAAGCGGTCAAACTGGGGTTTTGACTAGCACCGTAACATTTAATAATAATACCGCTTACACAGCTTTTGATAGATTAGAAATTTATAGCTCAACAGGTTCAGCCGCATTTAATAGCCAGATTGACCCCAACCCAGCTTTTTCACGCAATCTAACCAGTGAGACTATTCAATCATTTGATATTAACGAAGGCGCATTGCCTAGTGATACTGGTGTATATCTCCACTTTATTCCCTACGGTCAGCTTGGCACAGGTGAAGCTTGGACTGTTGGCCCATACACTTTCAAAGATAATCCTATTCCCACTAATAGGTTTGTCACCACGGAGGATATTACAGGTTTGGGGGGCAGCGATGTAAGAACGGTTACCGCTGGCGGTAATACCCTTGATTCTAGTGAGACGTTAGCGTTTACAGCAGGTTCGAATATACAAATTACAGAATCTGCTGGTGCGGTTACCATTGCGTCACCCTCTGGCGTAGCATCAGATGATGTTAACTTTATAGTAAAACTTACTCAGGCTGAGTATGATGCAATAACTCCAGATTCTAACACTTTATATTTTATTAGTGATGAATCAACTAATTCTCCAGTTGTTAATCCTATAAAAACTGTTACGAACAACTATACCATCGCAGATACAGACCATACAGTTTTAGTTAGCGGTTCAGCATCAACGAACATTACATTACCTTCAGCCGTAAATAATAGTAATTACGTTTATAATATTAAAAACCTCACAACAGAGGCTGTAAATATAAGTAGCACAGTCGGCTCAATTGATCTAAGTAGCTCTGAAACTATTAACTCAAGATTTGAATCTATGACTGTGCAATCTGATGGTTCAAATTGGCATATAATCTAAAAGATATGGGAATAAGATTTGGTAACACCCCGATAAGAAATGTGGTTTTAGAGCGTAGCTCCATAGCTAGAACTCCTAAAGCTACACCTTGGGTAAGGAATCCTAGATGGTTAGATA